CCACTGCAACTGCAACTAAGGAGTAACAATGACAACTGCAATCACCTACACCACTGACTATGATCATGACCTGTACTAACACTCACAACTCACAAGGAGACACAATGTCCTACTACCTGAACAACCCTGAACTGACACCTGGTGACCGTGGCACACCACACCAGTACCGCACTGAGGATGGTGTCACCGTATGTGAAGGTGACCTGGTGTATGACTACTACAGCATGGAGCCTATCATCATCGGTGAGTCATGTGGCGATGGATGGTTCACCACACTGTGCACCGATGGCTCACGTAACAGGTCACGTGCTGGCATGTTGAACGGTGCACGTATCTGCACTATCGGTTACGCCAAGCGGCGTGGCTTTAGTGGGGTGTGACATGGAGCTACCTAACTACAAGCCAACTGACCCTAACGTGCAGCGCACTGAAGTAAGAGTGTCGGATGACAAGTACCTTGTCACAATAGTTCGGCAGAAGGATCATGAACAGGAGATTGATGTAACTCTCTATCACAGTGATCTTGAGTTGCTGGCATTCGTCACCATCAGTGACGATGGTACCGTGGACGTAGTTGTAGACAAGAAACTGAATGACTCACTAAAGGCTAAGGATAACTGATGGAACACTCACTGTATGACATTGTGATCCGTGATGAGGATGACAAGATCACTGATGCACACAACAACATGACTCGCACTGAAGCTGTCGAACTGATGCGCTCACTGTTTCGTGGTATGGACTACGATGAAGTGACAGTGCAAGTCAACAAGAAGATCAAGCCATGAAGTACAATGACACTGCCACAGATGTTCTGACCGAACGTCCCACATGTGACATATGCAGGTCACGGCCTGCCGCGATTGATGGTGCCACCAAGATGGGACCATGGGCATACATGTGTGTGCCATGTTTTGAAGTCCACGGTATCGGTCTAGGTCTTGGCCGTGGACAACGCTTACTGATTGACTCACCTACAACTCACAAGGAGTAACTATGACCCCACTGTCTCACATGGAACACACCTACTACATCATTGAGTCACCCACACTCGGTACGCTGCGTGACATTGAGTACGATGGCTACACCACCAAGCCGACTGCACGTTACTCGGTCAATGGTTCACGCACTGACCCTGAGTACGCAATCCTGTTCCACACTCTGAAGCAGGCAACCGATGTGTTGACCAAGCTACGTGAGCACAAGGCACGTGGCTACAAGACACTGAAGGTCACCCGCACCAGTGACTTCAGGTCGCTGTGTGAAGAGTGTCAGGGATGGATTGACTACAGCTATGGCAATCCCAAAGGTCACGATGAACAGACGTGCAGTGTATGGCGCAAGTGGCTTGCACGCTGAGCGAAATGTCACCCTGTTGTCAGGGTGGCATATGTACGAGTGGCGACCGTGCACTGATGAGCATAGCCAATACACACTCACACTCTAAGGAGAGTACATGTCAACTCTTGTTGATATCCGTAGTTCCATTGCAGCACAAATCACTGCACTCACCGATCAGCTTGTGCCACTGCAAGCCGCACTGGATGCACTCGGTGACAACGGTACTGTGGTGGATGCAATCGTGGTGACCGATCAGGAGACACCTGATATGGAGTACAACCGTGCAGTAGTGCACGCTGAGCGTATGGCGTTCGCTGAGGCAAAGAAGGAACACCCCACTGCCACACGTAAGCGTGACAGGTTGTATGACCTGCTGCGTACCAAGTACATCAGTGAGATTGCCAGTGCAGAAATCGACAAGGCGATTGAGCCTACTGTCGTGGCACTGCCGAATCGTAGGCATGTGGTGAAACCCACCAAGCGCACTGGACAGCGACGGGCGGCAGCAGCTAGGGCACGTGGTGACCGTGCACGTGAAATCCTGACCCTGAGTGACATGGGACTCTCTGCACAAGAGATTGTGGAAGAGACTGGTGCACACCCGAACTATGTGTACAAGGTCATCAGGGATGATCGTAACAACAGCTAAGTAGTACACGGTGGTCAGGGGTTCGATTCCCCTGGTCACCTGTTTACCCTCACACTCACAACACACTACAAGGAGAGAAGTGCAGATGGCATACCAGACAGAAGTAGTAGTCACGATCAAGCTGTCACCAATCAAGTATCGTTTCATTCGCCGCGAGCTTGAGTACCTGCGTGACTCACTGGCACGTGAGTACACCACCAACGTTCAGCATTGGGAGTCGAACCCTGACCGTGTTGCATTCAAACAACGTGTCGATAACCTCACTGAGATACTGAAGGAAATCTAACTACACACTCACTGCTATCCACAAGGAGTACCATGGCAATCAGTAAGGATGAACAGTACAGTACCTACAACCTAGGTATCGAAGATGGCAAGGCACTGATCGCTGAATCTGAGTATGCCAATGAAGACATACTGGAACTTGCCACACGCAAGCTCACGAAAGCCACAGCCAAGCGTGTCACCAACTCAGGTAATGATGAACTGATGCTACTGGTGAGGAACTACATGGATGGATTGGAGGATGGCGTCAAGGCACAAGTGCAGCGTGAGTCATCCAAGTACAGGAATTGGATGACTGACAACCTGTCATGAGCCACTATGAGCTTTACGTCACTGATGAACGTGGCAACTCAAGCTCATGGTCACACACAGACAACCACCGTGGCAAACCATGCATGGTGTTTGCTGATGATGTGAACCAGACCATTGTGTTACACCATCCATCCATGACCACGTACATTTACATATCAGCTAACGGTGTGTTGGACATACACGTCGAAGAGACACCAGCAGCAGTAGAGACACAAGTAGCAATTGATACAAGCAGGCAGGCAAGGCGACGAAAACGCCTTAGACGCAGGCGATCTAGCTGATATCGCTTCTGAGGCACCTGTAAGGCGTTCTCAGACCAATTCATAACTCACGGGTAGGGCAACCCTAGGTAGCTCCCCAATTGGTCTGAGGATGGCTTACAGGTGCCTTAGCGGGCATCTGTATCTGGTGGTCTGACCCCTACTTGCGAACCTTGACAGACCGACTAGCCTTGTGCGGAATGTCGCAAGCTACGCACTAGGGGGTTACCAGCTAGAACCAGCTACACTCATCAACGCAGTACATACAACCAACACAACACACTCACCTCAAGGAGAGTAACTATGCCAGCAGCACGCAGGACACCAGCAGCGAAGAAGACCAACGGTAACGGTAAGCAGGAAGTTGTGTTTGACTTTGAGACACTGACCAAGAATGGCACTTGGCGTTTCAAGGAAGTAACCGAGAACAATGAGCGTGGCATGATGGGTACTGTGTATGTCAGTGCCAAGCTCGCTGAGAAGTTGAATCTGGATGAAGACAAGGGACTGCTTGTCACACTTCAGATTGACGAGTAGCAGTCGCGCGTAGGTAACTAACCCCCATTTCAAGTTCACGCTTGGAGTGGGGGTTATTTTTTTGCCCTTTTCCAGACACTACAACTGAGGAGTAACTGATGGACAAGTTACTGTTCCCTGAGAAGTTGATTGCCGATGAGTCAACCCGTGCCGGTAGGACACTGGCAGCAGGTGACATACGTGTCACGGTCATTGGTTACACAGACGATGTGACCATTCGATTCAAGGCACTGTTAGACAACCGTTTCAACAGCACCAACAGTACACGACCCCGACCCGATCAAAAGCGTAACTGGTTACGGGTGCCACTGGACGAAGCGACACATGTGTTTGTTGAAGTGCCAAACCCTAGCGGCAACTACCCTGACAAGGTGGGCACCTTCTACACCAGGACAGGTAAGTGGTTTGCCGACAAGAACATTGCACCTGACTTATCTGATACAGCAATCATCGCAGCCAACTGGCTGAACGGTAATGTTACTGATGAGTTGACTGATGACCTAGACTTCAGGGTCGAACAAAACTGTGGAGTGTGTGGTCACGTACTCCATGACAGTGAAGAGATTGAACGGGGCATAGACTCTGATTGTTACCAGCAGTTGCAGTCGCGGCACAAGCACAAGCAGTTACGCTTTCCCGCCAAGCGTGAGTCATCACCATTCATGGTGAACAAGATACTGATTGAGATTGACACACTATCGACAGATGATCAGAAGGGCATACTGAATGAACTACAACTCAAACTCAACTGACAAACCAGCCATCACCATTCACGGTAAGGAACTGGTAGTACGTGCACCTAAGCACCCTGCAACTGAAATCAAGTCTGTATTAGGTGGCAGGTTCAGTAAGGCAAGTGGCACATGGAGAGTAAAGCCAACCAGTATGAACATACTGAAGCTGGTTGACTGGTACGGTCCTGACATACTGAAAGGTGCACCACAAGTAGTAAGGAACCTCGCACAGTCAGAGTGGGGGTTCACTGGTTGGAACGGTACAACAGATGGTGACAAGTTCATGCTGCATGAGCGTGCACTGAATCATCCATGGTGGGATGGCCTGTATGAGTTTCAACAGGAAGCTGTGGAGTACATGGTGTGTAACCCTCACCGTGGCACACTGCTTGGATTGGAACCAGGTCTAGGTAAAGCTCCTACTGCCATTGTTGCAATGGACATACTGGAACTGACCAAGGTGTTGATCGTTGCGCCACTGACACTTGCACGTAACTGGCAACGTGAGCTTGACAAGTGGTCACAGCTATACAGGTCATGGTCACGTGCGACACGTTCGGAGAAGGACCCTAAGACTGAATGTGTCATCACCAACCATGAGGTACTGTTTGATCCACACTTCATAGATGAGAATGGCCGCGACGTGATAGTGCACGGTGGACCTGTCAAACAGAAGGAGTGGATAGAGTCAGGACCAAAGGAGATTGACAAGCGCACTGGTAAGGAGGTACCTAAGCGCAAGCGCATAGTGAAGGTGCGTGAGTCATATGACATTGATTGGGACTTGATCATTGTCGATGAGTCAATCCTGTTGAAGAACAGGCGTGCAGTGAAGATTGATGTACTCATGTCACTGGTGAAGTACGCCGGTCAGGTGTGGTTACTGTCAGGGTCACCTACTTCCAAGTTCAGGAATGACCTGTACCCACAAGTGAAGATGATAATGCCGCGTGGCTTTAGGTCATACTGGCGGTTCACCGAATTCTTCTGCACTGTGGATCGTGGTCAGTGGGGATGGAAGGTGACAGGTGACAATCCTGACCATGACCCTCAGTCATACCTGCGTGACTTTCTATTTCTGAAGTCACAGAAAGATGTACTGCCAGAGTTACCTGACTACATTTATGACCCTATCGAGATTGACCTGAACGCTGACCAAGCCAAGGCGTTTCGTACCATGTTGGATTTGTGGTACGCAGAGCTAGAGAATGGCAAGCGGGTGGATGCCACGATCATCCTCGCACAGATGACACGTATGGCACAGATAACCAGTAACCTGGTAAACCTGGATCGTTACATTCAAAGTTCATCGGCCAAAGAAGACCTACTCATGTCACTCACTGAAGAAGAGGAAATCAAGTACCCAATGATCGTGTGGTGCTGGTGGGTGCCAACTGCATGGTCAGTGTATCTACGGTTAGTTGACCAGACAGTTTTGAAGACTGACATTGTGGTTGGTGACATGAAAGGTGAGGATAAGGATAAGGTACTGGATTCTTACAAGTCAGGGAAACTTGATGTGCTGGTGTTACAAATGGGAGTCGGTAAGTTTGGACATACTCTCACTGACACTAGAACAGTCTTTTACCATGACAGGTTTTTTGATAGTGACGCCTACTTCCAATCTCTGCGCCGTGTTCGGAGAATTGGCTTGGAACACAGACCTAGGCTCATTGTGCCCCGTGCACCGTTCAGCGCTGATCCTATGATTGAACTGAACCTGTCAGGTAAGTTGCAGTCAATCGCCAAGCTCGGTAACAAGGACTTGCGTGAACTACTCATGTCACTCGGTAGTAACATGATTCCGTGGACAATGGAGCATGAACAGTAAGGAGGTTGCACACACGACCAACTGACCACGTACCCGAATCAACAGGTAGGGATACATACGTGGACGCTGGACAGTGAACCCAATCGAAAGGTAGTCAAGTGAAAGTCATTCTGATAGCAGTGGCATCAGTGTTCCCTGTCACTGACACTCTACACACTCACCACCATCGACCAGGTTGCGGAAAGTTATACTCAGTTGCCATGGGTGAACGTGCCGCCAATGTCATATACGCTGGCACTCGCCATGTCACTATGAAGAACTATCGTGCACTTGGACGCTACGAAATGTGTCAGCGTAACAAGCAGCGTAACCAAGCGGTTGTACGTACATATGACAGACGCCAATGGCGACTGCACAGAGAACGTGTCATTGAAGCGAACAGACAATGGAGTGGTGCCATTGCCAGTTGGTACGATGACTCAGGCACAACAGGTTGTGGCTTTCACACCACATACGGTATCGCCACGTTCACAGTTGGTTGTGGTGGTCATGTCATACTGCGTGGTCCAGGTGGTGAAGTCACTGCTACACGTGATGACTCGGGACCGTATGTGTCAGGCAGAGCGTTTGACTTGAACCCCACTACTAAAGCCGCACTCGGTTGTAGTGACTTGTGCAATGTGGAGTATGCGATTCCCTGACTCCTGCATCTGACAGTTATTTGACAGTGGTTGTAACCTTCCACCCGTGTCCCACGGTAAGTCACAAAAGGAAGTCATACTGTTAGTATTCGATCCGGGTGCATCGACAGGTTTCGCTGCATTCACTGCTGGCGGAAGGGTACTAGCCACTGCCACTTTGTCACTAGATGAGTTAGGTGACATTGTTCACCTGTATCAGTATATGAATCCAGCGGAGGTAGTTATTGAATCAAGTCCAAAATGGAGTCACAACAGTCCGGTCACTAGGCTTGCGGAAAACTTCCTTGTGAGTGCATTTCCTTCCGCAAGCCTAATACCGCCAAGCCGCTGGAAGAGTCACCCTGCATCACATGTCAAGTTGGACAGGAACATGTCAATACATGAACGTGACGCAGTAAGACTTGGAAGATGGTTTCTGGCTAAGGAGAGAAAGTGAAACGTAGTAAGAAGAAGGAACTGACACCACTAGAGCGCACACAACAGGTTCTTGACATTAGTGCAACTGAACGTGCAACGTTCAAGTTGTGCAGACGCAAATGGGAATTGGAGGTACTGAACAATCTCACACCAAAGACACCACCAACATTCACTTACGAATTTGGTACAGGCATACATCGTGCACTTGAAGTCTACTACTCACATGTCTCAAACATTCCAGTATATGCCGACCAGGAAAAGGCATACGCACGGCCACTCAAGGGTGCACTCTCAGAGTGGGATACATGGTATGCCGAAACAGAGACAGCACTTGACAGTGACAAGACCCTGGATTCCACTACGAGAGAACTAGTTGGTGATAACCTAGTTGCACTAGGTGACTTAGGTGAAACAATGCTCAAGAACTATGACCTGTTCTCTGCACAAGAAGATGACTTCACTGTACATGCCATTGAAGGTCTTATCATGCCAGCAGGTAAGTCATGGTTGAAGAAGCATTTGGAAGACAGGGAGTTTGTCAGTAAGGTTGCAGCCAATGGTGTCACTTACTATGCACCTGCACGCAGGTTACTAATCCCGATCATTGATCCTAGAACCAACACACCAATGAACGGACCAGTATTGAGTGTCAGAATTGACTTACTGGTTCACCGTGTTGATCCTGGTATGAAAGGGTTGTGGGTATATGACCACAAGACAACTGACCGTCAACCGTCGGATAGGGGTCTGGACTTTGACGATCAGGTTACGGCTTACTGTTATGCCGTATACAGATGGTTGGGTATCATTCCTCGTGGGTTCTGTGTCAACTACCTACTCAAGCAGGAACCAAAAGAGCCACGGATACTCAGTAAAGGTGAACTGTCAACTGCGAAGGACCAGCTTACCACTGCTGAACAGTATGAAGAGGTAATGGTCAAACAGGGTTTGCAGAAGTCACCTAAACACATTGAGTGTCTGGAAGCGTTACAGTCACATGGTTGGGACAGGTTCTTTGTACGTCACTACGTTGGACGTAACAAGTATGAGTTACAGAACTTTGAACGTAGGTTGTTTGAAGAGTGGCAGGATATGCTTGACTGTGCTGAAGGTGGATTGGAACTGTATCCCAACATGTCAAAGATGCATTGCCCACAGTGCAGGGTTGCACCTATCTGTCAAGCAATCGAAGATGGTTCAGACTGGCAGGCAGTAATGGACACACGGTATATGCAGCAACCAGACCGTAAGGCGAGTTACTGATGACACTGCAAGTGTTCTCACCATCTGCACTGAAGTATGCCAAGTGTCTCTTCTTTGCTCCTGCTGGACATGGTAAGACTCACTTGCTAGGTACTGCACAAGAAGATGACCGTACCTATCCAATGTGCTTCCTTGATTGGGAAGCTGGCACTGAGTCACTGGATGGACTTGACATAGATGTGTTCCCACTCAGGTCATGGAAAGATGCCAATGAAGTGATTGAGCATTTGGAGTATGGAGAGAAAGTGAAACTGAACGGTAAGATGTATGACTTTCGTGAGTACCGTTCAGTTGGTGTTGACTCCATCAGTGAGTGGAACAGATGGGCACAACTTGACATGCTGAAGAAAGAAGAGAAACAGCGTAAAGACCCTGACCTGATTGAACTGAAAGATTACAACAGAACAGGAGTACAACTACGCAGAGTGCTTAGACGATTGCGGGATTTGGAGTTACATGTATTTCTCTCTGCACATGCCAAGTACATTGAAGAACCTAGACTTGGCAGGGTCACCGTTCCAGATATGTCAGGTCAGCTTTCAGAAGAGATAGCTGGCTTGGTGTCAGTAGTGGGTTACCTTGCACTGTCCAACGGTGAAGATGGTGAGACTGAGAGATTGATGTTACTTCAGGACTATCCCAAATATCGAACAAAGGTCAGAACGCCATGGAACAGAAAAGCTCCAAGCGAGATAGTGCAACCCGACATAACCGAGATACTGGACGTGTTAGGTTACAAGTAACTGATGATGATTGGGATGACATTATCGAAGCTGCTGAGCGTATTGCTACTGGACATGGTAAGCGTGTCGATGGTGCAGGGTGGAAGGTGTACATGGTAGGTAACGTTGCACGTATTGATGTATCTACTAAGGAGAGTAACTGATGGCGTTCTACCGAGTGAACTTTGGTGACGTGGAATCGTTTGAGCCTATACCTGCTGGTGAGTACGGTGTAGAAGTTGAGAAGGTGGAAGTTCGCATGAACAAGGCAGGTGACGGTATGTACCTGAATTGGGAAATGACAGTCATTGATGGTGACTACGAGAACCGTAAGCTGTGGCTCATCACTTCACTGAAAGACACTGCACTGTTCAGGTTGAAGGGCATCCTTGAAGGGTTGCAGGTTATTGATGGTGAAGAAGACATTGAGCTTGAGTACGATGATGACATTGACCCTTCCACCAAAGAAGGTCCACTACTGCTTGAACCTAACCTAGAAGGTATGGAGTGTGTGGCAGTAGTGCAGAATGAAATGTATGAGGGTAAGGAACAGAACAGGGTGAAAGACCTGTTTGTGGAACGGCCACGTAAGAAGTCAAAGTCAAGGACCACCAAGTCACGTGACACCAATGGCAGGGGTAGGAGTGAACGTGTCACACGTGACAGTGACGATGACTATGAGGATGAGCGTCCAAGCAGGCGTTCACGTGACGATGATGACTATGAAGATGAGCGGCCAGTGCGTAGGCCACAACGGGCACAGTCAAGCCCACGGTCAAGCTCACGCCGTAGGATCAGGTGAAGATTGAAGTAACTGTGTGGGTGTGCCCGCGCTGTGGTAACTACTTTGGTTCCACTAGCACGGGCAACCTGCGCAAGTTCTGGAACCGTGACCACAAGGGTAAGAAGACACACCGTAGATCGGAGTGTCCTAACTGCATTGGTGTCACACGCCAACCTCGTACCTTCACTCTAGAGATACCGGGTAACAAATGACTACCACTGAAGAACGTGAAGATGACACATGGAAGTACGGTTTCCGTTGGGGTCCAATGACGGTAGCTAGGCTTGCACACATTGATGGACGTGGCTATGTGCTAGAGATAGCAACTGATCACCAGTCAATGCAGGTGCACGTAACTGAGAAGGGTTACAAGATCATACCTCATTCAGTGAAGAAGCATTGACACCATGAGAACCAGTACAGCTACTTACATGCTACCGTGCAGAGATTGTGTGAACCAGCCAATCGTCTGTGACCGTATCCATGGCAGGACACCAACTGTACTGGTTCTCGATTACCCCACCAACCTGGAAGCTAAGCGTGGTCAGTTACTTCAGGGTGATACCGGCAAGCTGATACGTGCCACACTGAAAGCGTTTGACATTGACACAAGAGATATCCATGTCATCACTGCACTCAATTGCAAACCAAATACGTCCCGTCCCAAAGAGTTACGAACGGCAATGGAATGTTGCCGAGCTAGGTTACTGCGGGAGTTGCGGTCACTTGGTGCACAGAAGGTACTTTGTTGCGGGACCATCGGATACGCAGCACTTACAAGTACCGACAAGATTCCACGTATGGACAAGGTGCATGGTAAGTGGCTGTCAGTGTACGGGATGCAACTGATTGGCACTTACTCGCCAACACGTGTCATCATGGACCCTGAGTTTTTCCGTGACTTCTACCGTGCCTTTGAAAAGTTCTTCACTACCAATGGTAGGGAACCATGGCCGGATATTCGATACACCATTCCAGTTGACACCACTGAGTTGTCCGATGCAATGTTCGATCTTGGTGACACCCTGTCATGTGACATAGAGACAACAGGGTTCTCACCATTTGAAGATGACATACTCTGTATCGGGTTCGGTGCGATCAAGCCTGATGGTGTCAGTGGTGAAATGGTCATCATCACTCAGGAGTTACTTGATACTCGCTACACATGGCAGTTGATCGCTGACCAGTTACAGTATGGTCGCACTTCATTTCACGGTGGCAAGTTCGACTTGAAGTTCATCATCAAGGCACTAGAGAAGTTCGGCATTGACTATGTGTTCAACAACATTGATGACACACTATTACTGAACTACTCATTGGATGAGCGACCATGGGGTAAGTACGGTGCACACTCACTGAAGAACATTTCACGTGTCAGATACGATGCACCCGACTATGACATTGATGTTGGCAAGTGGTTAGCTGAGTACAAGAAAGCTACACCTGAACGCCAACAGGAAATGCTGGCAGAGCTTTATAACTATCTAGCACTTGATTGTTACTACACTGCACGTCTAGCCATTGACCTGAAGCGTGACGTAGCAGAAGAGAGTGAGAGACTACTTGAACTGTATGAGTGGTTATTGGTACCAGGTTCACTTGCACTGACAGACATTGAACTATACGGCTGTAAGCTGGATCGTAACTACTTGGAGAGAATGAGGGAGAAGCTGACACATGACCTGGAAGTCTCCACTCAGAAGATACGTGAGTATGTGGAAGATCCTGACTTCAACCCTGGTTCAGTCAAGCAAACTCACAATCTCCTGTATAAGACACTTGGACTACCTGTTACTAAAACTGAGCGCAAAGGAAAGTTACAGGAAGGACCAACCTCACAACCTGTCATACGAATACTCAGAAGTAGATATCCCGAGTATCGGTATCTCTTTGATGAAATCATCAAGTGGCGAGGTATCAAGAAAACACTTGGCACTTATATCAATGGGTTACTTGATCGAATGGAATTCGACGACAGGGTACGAAGTGACTTTCTCCTTCATGGAACTGGTACAGGTAGAATCTCATCAGTCAACCCGAATCTTCAAAATATATCGGTTGAGTCTCACACCGGATTTGACATACGAACAGCTTTCATACCTGAAGATGATGAGTGGCTATTTATTGAATCAGACTACTCACAGCTAGAACTACGTGTTGCTGCACACCTGACAGGTGATGAGAACTTCATACAGGCATATGTTGATGGTAGAGACTTGCACAAGGATGCAGCTACAGCGGTATTCCGCAAGGACACCTTCACTGACTATGAACGTGTCATGTCAAAGAACATGGTGTTCGGTGCCATGTATGATCGTGGTGCAGGTTCACTGGCGTTCGGTCCCGAGATGGACTACCTGGTGAATGAACTTGGTGGCACCCGATGGACACTGAGTGAAGTGGATATTTTCTTCAAACGCTTCTTTGCACACTATCCAAGATTGCGAGAATGGCAAGCTGAACAGAAACGTGCAGTGTACCGTGACCAGGTGTTAGAAACTGAACTTGGACGGTTACGCAGGTTCCCACTCATCACTGACAGGGACAATGGTGCAGTCGGCAGGCAAGGTATCAACACACCTATCCAGTCGCTTGCCAGTGACATTACACTTGATGCACTGATACGCATTCATGCCAGGTTGAAGATACTGAACCGTAAAGCTGGCAGGATAGTGGCACACATCGTACTGACTGTACATGACTCCATACTCACTGAGTGCAGACGTATCTATGCCGAACAGGTGAAGAGGATCATTGCTAAGGAAATGTCACACGTACCTATTGATACTGTTGTACCGTTTGTCGCCAAGATAACAACAGGTAAGAATAGGGGTGACCTGAAGTGATTGAATGCACTGAACTGTTTGAAGATGCAGAGTGGGCATGTGCACATGTGATGCAAGGTGGCGTAGTACGTATCAACGTTCAACCGAATAAACGCGATATGATCTTCACTGTGCACATTCGCATTGACAGTCTCGCCAACTTTCTTGAACAGTGCAGACGGGCACAGAACAAGGCGAAATCTGTATCAACTGATACAAGCGATTCTAAGGCGTCCTAAGCTCCGAGATTGCCGCACTAGTAGGGTGGCCTAGGTTTGCCCCTGAATTGGTCTTAGGACGCCTTACAGGCATGTCTCAGAGCATGTATGTCCAGGGGTCTGACCCTAGACCGCCAGCTAGAGGAATCGCCTTGTGATGATTGATACAAGTGACTGTCATGTCTTGATGAACACGTTTGCAACTGTGTAAGGTTGCATGTTGTTATGTGCAGCATCAGCGTTACGTCCAGTCAAAGCATGATTATGGTTTGCACTGATGCCACCAGTGCTACCATTGACACTATGTGCATGGCGTGCAGTCGCACCACCTATTGCAGCACTTGCTGCGCCGGTGGTAGTTGCGCCACCCCAACTCGTGACTGCTGCCCAATTACCGGAGGTACCCTGGTTGATATCAGTGCGACCAAAGACTGAGTGCACGTGGCCGCTGTCGCCGTGTGCATGGTCAGGTGAGTCAGTACCAGTGGTTACACTGAAGCTATGGGAGTGATCACTGGAAACTGTACCAGTGGAACCATTACTATTGACACCTGATTCAACAGGAACTAGTAAATGATTCTCTTCTCCACCCTTTGCACCCATTGCACGGTTGGTCAATCCACCACCTGCACCAGCACCGACAATTGTTCGACCCCTGTAATCAGGCAAGTTGAATGTAGTGGAACCATCACCTACACCAAATGATGAACCGATAGCAGCCCACAATGCAGCAAAGGTTGAACGGCTGACTGCACTACCATCACACAGTAACCAACCTGGTGATGGATTCACTGCTGCTGACATCTTCAAGTCACCAGGCATGAAGAGACTTGTACTGTTACCAGGTGCAGCCTGACCAGCACCACTTCCTAGTGACCTGCTACCAGGTATTGTAGGGTCACCATCCTTGATAGGTGGGCCAACAGTGAACCAGCTGTTACCTAAATCAACGTCCAAACGTGGTGAGTCAACCTCACCAGTAACGATTGCTTGGCGTCCAATGATGCCTGCTGTTGATGGTGAGCTAACTGGACGTTGTGCTAGAGCGCTACTGCTGATTGGTACCAGGGTGTCAAGAATGGCGGTACGTGCAATCCACGCTGCTGGAATATCAACAGGTGTATCAGTCTCAGTGTAATTCGGAATACCTAGACGTGCTGATGGTGTCGGCATTAGAGTGTAATCTCCGCGTTGGTCAAGTCTCCATATGTCGGATAAGTTGCCTGCAAATCTGAGTACAGATTGTAAGTGTCACGCACCCAACCGTATGTTGGATACTCAGTCAGGTTGTGGTTGTACGTGTCAGGACCAGGCTTGTGTGCGAGAATGGCACGGTCAGTCAATGTTGGATCAGGTGTCTCTGATGGCTTGGTGATGATTGTGTAATGCCACGCTGTGCCGATGCGCTCATTCATTGCCACATACTGTGTACCAGTCAATGTGTCCTTGACTGCATCAACCGTTGCTTGTGGTGTGCCACGTTTGAAGTTACGCTTTTCTCTAACCCACTCACGCTGTGCATCGCCTGACAAGTCTGCACGTAGGTTGACACCAACGTACTGACCGAGATAGTCAAGGTTCTCATCAGGACATGCATTGATATCAACCAGGTTGGCGTAACCCACCAAGCCATCGTCGCGTTCAGTTGTCAATACTTCCACCTGTTCAAACATCAAACCGAACGCATCACAGAACACCCACAAGTGTAACTGTTGATCGTCCCGTTGAAATGGCCGCAGTTGTTCATACAGCCTGTCGGCAAAGCTACCATCGCCAATGGTACTCACGGTGACACCACATTAGCTGTCACAGTACCTAGGTTGGGAAGTGTGAATGCACCGGGCATGACGATATCCGCTGTACCCATTGTGCCACCCTGAATACCGAGCGTCACCAGTTCTGCCCAATCAACCAGTGCCGTTGATTCAATGGTGGTCATGATCTTTGAGAAACGGACATTGGGGTCATTCTCCCAAACAGGTGCCTGACCAGTTTGTGTCTGTTGCAATCCCCATGTTGCCTGATTGAGATATCCAGCTAGTGCACTCTGTACGTCACTGGTTGCTTGTGCGATGGTTGTCGGATCGGTGACATGACCAGTGTATGACACATCAATCAGTGAACGTGTAGCTCCAAACACATTACAGATGAAGTTGGTTTCACGCCATTCTTCCATCAAAGCTGCAACCTCTTGTTGCATTGAAGCTATTACATCATCGCCATTCTCATCAATCGGACACAGCGCCACCATCTTGTCATTGTTATACGTTTGATCAGCAGGGTTGTAGTTATCAATGTAACCACAGCGCCATACACCGTTGACCTTACGTGACAGTGTGGCAAAGTTCTTTCCGAGAATCGGTGTCTCTGTCCATGTTTCAAACTCTTGTGACAGCCTGTCATCATATGCATCGTCCAACTCTGCATCTTGTCCACCTTGACTGACAGCGTTAGTTGGTGACATAGCAATAGCACTGATGAAACTAAGTGAGTCAGTACGTGTCACTTGAAATAGACCGTTACCGTTCGCACCTGGAATCACTGCAACACATACTACATCTGCGCTTTGTGAACCAACTGGTATGTCAACTTCATTCAGTGACCAGAAACCGATTGTCTCCACACTGGATGGTGAAGTCAAGCCAACTGGTGTCTGCACTGAAATGGTATAACCGTTTGTGTCTACTGCTGTAAATGTCAACACGACTTCTGCCGACACAGCATCCAACGCTGGCGCACCAGCTAGATCGCCAAATGCACGGAACACATTAGATGGCACATCACTGGCAACTTCTGCACCAGTTGCAGCCATAGTTGCACCTGCACGGAGAATAATGTCAATCAGTGACGGTTGTTTAGGTGTCCACTCAGGGAACGTTTCCTGTATCCGTGCAACTGCCATGTTGTACAGTGCAGTTTCATCAAACTCAATTGGAACTTCAATGTACTGATCAGGCATTTGACCCTCTCCAAATGGAAATGGTTTCTACCATTGTCTTGATCCAGTCAGGGTCACGTTCAATTATCTCATCTGCATCAGGTTCCCACTTGACGATGAGTTGTCTTATCGCTTCAATGTTAGTGCCACCTTTTCTGAAAGTTGTTTCATATATTCCAAAGTCAGGATTGGCGATCAGTTCACCTGGTTCATATGACAGTATTGCCCAAACGTTGTTTTGTATCTCTTCATCTGAACCCTGTTCAGTCTCCAACACATCACCATCACTGGTGAACTGAAACGGTAATGCCCACTGTGGCGTGATGATATCTTCATTCGCCATCTGTTGCTACCTGTTCACCACTGCTTACCTGACCATCTTCAGTAACTTTCAATGGTGTCAAGGTAGATGTTTGTGTACCTACGATTGAATTCAACGTGGTACCTGATGTTACTGTCCATGTACCAACTGCTGTTTCAGCTTCTTCAAGTGTGTCTGCTTCTACAATAAAATGCACAGAGAACTGCATATTTCATCCTCCATCAGTATCAGTTATTTCCTTATGTTCAGTTGCAGGTGGTGGTGCAATCATCTGTCCATCCTCACCCACTATAGGCAACTGGTCAGGAGGAACACTGGCCGGTCCCATCAATTCAATACTGTAAAGTACCGTTCCCGGAGTCACTGTCCACTGATTGACTTCCTCAATAGCAGCTTCATGATCGACTGCCCCTATTTGAAAGTTGATATTCCATGTTCCCATCGTTACCTCCTGTAATCAACCAACCCGTGTCACCGACAGGTAATTCACGGTACTGGCGACTTGCAACGCCAGCGCGGGATTGCAATACGTCCACAACTCAAGGTAGTCACCTACTGTTGCACACTGAATAACGTCACTGACAGTCGCACTCATTGCAAACCCGGACGCATACGGAATGCCCTCACCACCGAGTGCAGCCCCCACCCCATTCTTATAGACAGCAGCTTGCACATACTGTCCCGATGCTGCCGTGGCCGGAACATAGACCTGACCGTTGACTTGATAGAAACCTTTGATCGGCAATACGATACGACTGTTCACCAGGTCCACAATCTTGCTGGTGTCAAACGTAACAGTATCAAGTGGCACCTTCTGCCATGTTGTGCCAGAAGGAGTCCATGCCGATCCTCTGTAGGCACGTGCCACAATCGTTGTGTACTGTCCCCACGCTCCACTACCAGTGTTAGACAATTCAGTGCCATCGAATGACACCTGACCACCTGCTGTGAAAGCTCCACTGCCATACACTTCTGCGTTGCCGTATTCCACTTCAGCAATGACAGTTGCGTAAGCAGGTATGTCGATGTAAAGCTGAGTGTAATAGACAGTCCCGCTGACCAGCACTTCAGAAGACATAGATGGAAATATTTGGTACGGTCCCTGTCCGTGGACACGCTCCAACGTTGGGGGATTAGAGATACCAGAGGTGAACACCGAGCGGGTGAAACTGCCAGTGTAATAGGTTGTCCAGACCTTGATCGTAATTGGAGCGCCATTCTCCCAATTGACGGTATCTCTCGACTTGTAAAGTAAGACCAACCGCCGGGGATTGGCGTCATGGACGGTGTTACGAAAGTAACGACGTTTGATTCCATATGGAATGTCAGTGGCATTACCTGCTGTCACAGTGAACGGTAATGACATTGTGGGAAGACTCCCACCTGCACCGCTGACGTACATGCTACCAGGGATGCCACCACTAGCACCCAATTGACTGAGTACCAGGTTTCCAGCAGTATCAGAAATCGGGGCACTGACACCATTGCTAGGTTTGGTTATCCATCGCCAACCAGGTGAATCTCCATCATTATACGGTGGAGCTACTGAACCCTGAGTGACCATCGCTGCGTCAACGTGAAAGGTCTGCGCTGGCACAATGTTGCCGCGAACGCACAGATAGACATTCGACTGGTTACTAGCCGGAGTCCAGGTGATCGTGACCAGCGTCCACCCGGTGCCGACAATGAAACCCTTGAGAACGTTGTCACTAGAGGCAGCGCCCAGCCCAATCGCAAGATTTGTACTCCCTGACACTGCACCTCGAACAAGCACCTGTGCTGTTAGTGGAACACCCTTGAGCGCAGTCGTGGCAAGCTGAGTGATGATACCTTCGCTGATTGATACGCCATCAGTAGTGATCGACACGTACTTGACACCCTTACCACCACCTGAACCAACCACCAATAAGCTTGCACCTGGATTGAGCCAGTAAGCTGGCACAGTGGTAGACCACGCGGCAGCAACAGTTGAACCTGTAAGATCATACTCAAATGACGGGTTGAGTACAGTATTTGGAAACGTGGACACAGCCGGTGCACCAGGTGGACCAACCATGTTGATAGGTACACTGGCACTGTTACCCGGAGTGCCTGCCCACGTCCAACCTTTGGTGTCACCATCCACATAAGCGGCGGTACTACCTTGCACCAACGACGCCGCATCTGCGTTGGCATCGAAGATGTTGGTACTGTCAAGGAAACTGACATACCAGCGCACACTTGCGTAAACAGCAGCAGGCGCGGCCTGCGCAGTTACAGACAAGCTGTAACGAGTACCTGCAACTGGACCAGCGCTGGCAGCACCGTCATTCTGACCAATGAGTGCGCCGGTAGCGTCATACTGCAACAGACGCGCGGTCAACCCACGGGCGATCCCACCCGACAGTGAATTGACCAATACTGAGATACTGAAAGTATACGTTGCACCACCGAGTACCGGAATGCCATTAGTGCCGGTCGGTGCAGACTGACCAGGTGAGATTACCGAACCAGTTGTCCCGGTGTTGACCACATGCGCAGAGTTGACACCCTTGAATGCACCTGCTGCTTGAACCGCTACAGTTTGGGCCGAGTTGACCCACCAAGCAGGCTGGTTACCCACTACATCATATTCAAATGACGGATTGGGAATCAGGTTGATTAGTGCAGCTTGTGGTCCAGCAGGTCCAGTTACTCCTTGTGGTCCCTGTGGTCCAGTTGCACCTGTAGCACCAGTGGGACCTTGTGCACCTGTTTGTCCTGTGTTACCTATTGGACCTTGTGGACCAGTTGGACCTACTGGACCTGGAACTGTACTGTCAGCACCAGTTGCACCAGTTGTGCCGATTGGACCTTGTGGACCTTGTGGACCTACTGGACCTACATCGCCTTTTTGTCCAGTCATTGCATATGGAAGACCAGACCATTGTGTTACACCATCACCGATCTTCCATTGGTTAGTATCAAGTTCAGTGCCCATCTCACCATGTGCAAGCAATGGGTTAGCGGCGGTCCACTCAGCAGCGGTGCCACGGCGAATCTGAATCGTTTGTGCCATTAGACTCCACCACCATCAATCAATGACATACCACCGTAAACTGAACCAGGACTTCCACCATCAGTGTTACCACCAGTTGTACCAATTGGACTGATCGCCCAAAGCTTGTCATTCTCATCCTTGACAACTGCAACTGTGTCACCTGCATTCGCACCTGTTTCAACTGCAAACTCATGCACTCCACCATCAAACGAATCAATGGTAACAGAACCGTTTATACTGTCATCTTTACGAGTGACAGTGGCAGACGCAGCGACACGTTGATCGTTACTAACTAGTTGCTGTTGCTGGAATAGACCAGCGAGATAGTCAGCGTCACCAGTCATGTGCCCGGCCAGTGTCTAGGAAAGAACCCACTACTATGTGAGTCAGCTTCACCATTGCCACCCCACGGTAAGACAGCAGCACCTACACCTGAACGGATACCACTGTGCGAAGTGTTAGCCTGCACATGACCAACAGGTGCAGGTAACTTGAATTCAATGAACACATGTCCTGACTCACCAGGGTTAGGGTTAGTCCATATTGTCATTACCCTTCCTTGACCTGCCAATCCCCATGTGATCAAACCACCAGATGCTTCTGGCTGTCCCAACAAACCAGCAGCATGGAGACAAGCTGACACATAACCAGAACAGTCATAAGGACCTTTGAACTTTGGATCATGCCCACCACCAAACACGTATGGGTAACCCTTCTTGCTAACTTCCACTGCTTTAGCATACACCTGATCAATCTGTTTGTTACCACTTCCTGCTACTGTAGAACCAACCATGTTACCTTTGACTGTAACTCTTGTTGTAGATGGTGCAGGTTCGGGAAGTGCAGGTTGTGGCAGATGAAGTGTAATAGTGCCGACGTTCGAGAACAATGGACGTTCAACCTGTGACACTATCCAGCGTCCGTTAGCTGGACCTGAATCTTCCACTACCACACATACACCAGGTGGAGCTTGCCATCGGCCAAGATGTGCAGTCACAGTGCACTCAGTGACAACCTTACCAGTGTCAATGGCATAATTGATCGTGTCGATTCCCTCAGTGGATTCACTAATCGTGTCATACGGAATCGAGCGAACCAATGAATCGTCATCCTGGTAATACAGTGTGTTGTCCACCATGAAAGCTCGCCACTGCACTTCTTTAGCCAAGCGGGTTATTGCCATCCATGAATCTTCTCTCTGACCATTCAGGCACCGTTGGAAAGTGTAAGCATTCAACTCAGTGTAACTTGCACTGGCACTACCTTCACTTGTACCCCACAGCTTTATTGTGTTCTTTGCTTCACTCTCCCACTGTGCATAATAAGATGCACCAGCGCCACTTGCTTGCACACACTGTACTAGATCAGCTAAAGGTCGGCTTGGACTGTTCCTATAACACTTGATTGCCTGATTGAAATATGCAGTTGCATCACCAGGTATTCCATGATCCATCGCGGGCCATTGTGAACGTGCACCACCAATGTATTTCTCTTGACTGAACAAACCCATACCTAGTGTCGGATTGTTCAGAATGGTAACTGCTGACTCCTGAGTGATACACATGACGGCAGATACCAATACTGCATATGGCATCTTCATTGATTCACCAGTGGTCAACACTTGTGAAATGTAGTCAATCTGTTGTGGGGTGGCACGTGCATGTTTCACTGTCACTGGCGCATGTGGTGCAAAGCCGCGACCTTTAGTGGCTTGTGTCTGTGTCTTTGTCGGAAGCTGCTTGGTGTTCTTGATTGCCTGCATCTGATGCAGTTCACTTGAATAGAATTGAATGCCACCAGGCATAGTGGTTACTTCATCACACATAGCTTTGACTGCCATTGCACGTGTGAACGTTGCAGTACGTGTCCATGTCTTTGGCTTGTCATATCGGCGCAACTCATGTACTGCACGATTCTCAAATATCAAAGTGAACACATCATCTGTTTTATCCACTGAACACAAGCAGAAGTCACGGCCATCAAGTGTGGCGTAAATCTCATTCCATGTAACAGGTGTCGGTGCTACCACCATATGCTTGCGGCCACGTACTCTGACAATCAGTCTCGGTTTGTCTACACTCACCCAATCCGCCAGTAAGTGATGAATCAACACACGACTGGAATCTTCAACGTCCAGTTCAAGTGTAGCTGCACCTTCCAATGTTTCAGTGATCTTACCGTCAATGATCGCATTGTGCAGGTCATCAGCAACAAGCAGGTCATTGATGAACAGTAAGTCAAGGTTAGTGTCAATCGGATAGTTGAGAAGCGATGGAACAGGTGCAGTTTTATTTGCAGCAGTCTTCTTCTTGTGAGCAGGTTGAGGGTGCCTCTTAGTTGAGTGTTTTACAAACTGTGTGTAACTAGGCATTTACTTTCCTGCATGTGGTAGCTTTATCCATTTGCCAGCTTTCAGATGAGTAGGACTGTGCATCTTATTCAGTTTCGCAATGGAGTGCCACTGAGCTTGGTCACCATAGAAATAAGCTGCAATCTTCTGTAGTGTGTCACCTCTCTTGATCCTGTACCTTCTAGGAACAGAGATTGCAGGTAGCCTTTCCTTAGCCTGCACAATCTTGTCAGGTACGTACTCCCACAGTGTTACTGTCCCTTCTTGACGTACCCTAGACAAACTTTCATTGATGGTATAGTCACCCCATGCAATAGTTGCTAGTACCCACTTCTTAGTGTGATCATGTGTCCAGTCATGTGGAACACCACCCTGACCGTCAACAATCAGTATGGGTGTGCGTGGCTTGTTCTGCATCTTTTCAGCCAAGCGTTCAACCTTACGTATGTACTGTTCCACTGAATTCATTGCACTACCAAGCTGAGGGTTCCATCCCATTTGGTCAAACGCAATTGGAATCTGTAACTCGTAAGTGGGTGCACCCTGCCACTCGGTGAATGATGTACGCCACCTACGCTGTATCTGTTGCCAACCTTCAGGGTCATGTTGCACAACCACAACTGGCGCTTGTAACTTGGCACGTACAACTATCTTCAGTTCATATGAAGTGAGCGTAACGTATTTCATCGCCGCGCCATTCTGTCAGTTGTGAACTTACCAACTGCACGTGCAATCTCTTCACGTCGAATCTGTACCGATATGATAAACGGTGGCATAACCTTGTCAGTCTGCTGAACGTTGCCAAAGGTACCTGATGGATGAATCCTCGCACCTTGTGGCAAGCTCACCAGTTCAGGACCAGCTTCACCGACCATTGCCATTCCAGGTGCCACCACTGTTCCGCCATACTGTGCACCTGTTACTGAAATACCAGATGGCACCGAGATAGGTCCGATATGAGTGTGTTTGATCTTGATATGCAAGTTACTGATCCAGTGCCATGCATCTTTGAACGGTTGGATTATGGCATTGAAAAGACCTGAGAATGCACTGGCGATCTTACCCGGAATGGAAGTGACAAAGTGCCATACATCACCCATCAGTGTTATAACCTGACTGTGGAACTTTACGAACAGTGCAATAACCAGACCGACAGGACCAGTGAATATCCCGACAATCAACGGCCACCATGTCTTCAGGAAGTTGATTGTGGAAGTGACCGCTGTTGTTACAGCATGTTCGATGTTATGCCAAGCATTAGTAACCCAATGCACAACATCACCTGCCACTGCCTTTACTGTCTTCCAATGCTTGACTAGCAAGATGACAACTACAATGACTGCCATGATTGCAAGTACCCATGGATTAGTCATTGCTGCCCATGCGTCCATTGCCATTGCTGCTATCTTACAGGCAAGAATTTCTACCTTGATAGCAACATATGCAAGTGCCACAAACTTCAATACATCTATCAGTTTCTTCAGCATGTCATGATGTGTCTTGAAATACTGAGTGACAGTGTGAATTATCTGACCCATCAGTTTGAAAGCCGGATTCATATTCTTGGCAATGACAGCGTACAGTTTCATTATCCAACCGAACACAGTGAACAGTGCAGGTGCAAGATGCTCTGCAAACTGTACCTTCAAACCCATGGTTGCCAGCTTCAGTTTTATCTGTGCCTCATGCAGCTTCATTGCATTCTTAGTGGCATTACCATTTAGTGTAACTCCGTAAGCTGCTGCTTCTTTACGTTGGTCTGCCAGTGCTTTGGAACCTTGACCTAGCATCGGCATCAACTGTTGCCAACTGCGACCGAACAGTTTAGTTGCAATTGCAGTTTTCTCTGCACCACCAGGCATCTTGTCAAAGTGGTCAATGACTGTACCTAGCATGGCATTCATGTTGTGACCATGTGCTTTCAGTTCATTCATACTGATACCCATGGACTTGAACAGTGCAACAGACTTCTTGCCACCTTTACCACTAGTTGCTGTTTCAAACTGAGTGGCAACAGACTTCATTGATATGCCGAATGCACGTGCATTCACACCGTATACTGATGTGAGTGCCTGCCAACCAACTGCATCTTTGGTTGACATACCCATTACTTCATGGAATGACTTTGCATTCTTGGCAAGCTCAGTTGTTTGTTCAACAGATGACTTGATAGTGTCTAGTGATACTGCACCTGCTGCCATTCCTACAAGTGTACCTACTACTGGACCACCAGGCATGAGTGACTTACTAGCTACACCTTCAACGTGACTTCTCATAGCACGATATGAACTGGCAGTCTTATGTGCCATAGATGCCATTGCACTAGCTGTGCTGTGTGCAGCTTCTTTGAGTCTGCCAACTACACCATGAACTTTGTTCATTGAAGTTGTAGCTTCTATGGCAGTCTCTTTTGATGCAGTGCCAATCTTCCTGATTGACACAGCAGCTTCTTCTGTACCTGTAAGGAACTGTTGCAGGTCCTTCAGGCGTATGACAATCTCTACAGCTTCATCATCTGCCATCAGTTACCACCAAACAATTTGGCGACACAATTGGCTATACGCTGTGCCTGGTTTTCTTCACGCTGATCCATAAGCCTATACACTTGTTCAGCGAGAGCTTGCATCAGTAACCGTTCCATGGAGTCACTGACAGTGAGGAATTGCCATCCTGACATTCCAGCTAACTGCACCTTGGCAGCTTCTATTAGTTCAGTCTCTTGTTTGACTAACCTAAAAAATCTTCATCTGCCGTGCGGGTTTTATCAGTTAGCCATCTTGACAGCAAGATGTTTGCTTCAATGACACTATGCTCAGAGCCATACAGTCCAAGCACAACATCACGTGAGTCATCAGCAGGGTAGTCAAGAGTACGTGCCAGTTCAAGTGACCTGAAGTTCACCTGACGTTCCTTGTCAAGTGGTCGCCAGTCACGGTGAATATCCTTGCGGATCAGTACATTCTTTGACGCTGCAATGAGAGTGTCAAGTGATGCCAACAGGTTCATACCGATACCGTTGACATTCTTTGTCTCACGCCGAATGTCACGTGCAATCAACTCAGTTACTTCTGAGTTGATGTACTGATACTCAATAGCAAGTAGACCTTTGTAACCAGGTACTTCCATGGTCTTAGTTGTACCAAACAGGTTAGTAGCTTCAGCGCGAAGTTGCTTCAGGTTGTCAAGGAGTGCACCTTGCGTATCTTCATCAACTTCACCATTGGTTACAGCTTTAGCGTGAGTAGTAAGTTCTTCTTCCATTTCTCTCCTAGCCAACTGTCAGGTTGTTCAATTCAATGACCACCTGAATGATTGCAGCGTTGTTAGTGTTTGAGTCAACCTTTGGATCAGTTACAGTTTTGAGTACACCATTGCCGATGATCGGGCTACCGTAAGGTTGATATGACCTGTCAAGTGGTTGCTTCTGTACTTCACATAAACCGATGCTGCACTTGTCCAACAGGAACCCGATGATTGGATTGTCACGTGACAGTCGATAGTTCCTGCCGATTGTCAAGTCAGTGTAGATACTACCGCCGCCAAGTGACTCTTCAGTTGGCTGTCCACCTGACCTGTACTTGACACTGTTTGTGTCCTTGTCGCCGCCAGCCCATGTATCCCATACACCAAGGTCAGTACCGTCAATTGACAGGTGAACAAGAAATAGGTTTTCGCGTGAACCGTCACTCATCACTTACTCCTTTCACGCTGCTAGTGATTCAGTGATTGGCACCTTGGCAATGTTGATAATCACCTGTTCTGCCATGCTTGAAGTGTGCAGTCCAACGTTCGCTGCAAGAATACCTTGAGCGAAGTTAGCTGGTGTGTTCACAGCAGGACCAACATCGACACTGAATGCTTCTGCTGAAGTGTCACCGAACAGGTCACCTGCCTGCCAGAACTGCAACAGCTTGTTAGAGATTGCACCACCGAACTTCTTTGCAACACGTAGCACTGAGTCAAGCTTGCTGAATTCAAAGTTCTCAGCAACGACACTGAGTTGATACTTCACTGCCATGACAGTACGGCTGTTATTGAAGAATGACCAGTCAGTATCCTTTGTCTGATCAGCGAGTGAACGCCAACCATAAGTGCGAATGCCACTCAACATGTTACGAGTGACATTGATACTCGACTCATTCAACAACTGCCTGTCACTATCTGTCAGTGGTGGTTGTGACAGGTCCTGAATGTACTTGGCGATACCCAACACACCAGATGCAGGGTCACCAGATGAGTAACCAAGTGCATCATTCCGTGCGAGGTTACCTGCAATACGTGCCGATGGTGGCACTATACGTGTTGTACCTGGTGTCAATCCAGGTGCAGTATCCCACGGCCAGAAGTAACCGGAGAACCTGTCACCAGGTTGACCGACAAGTGCATCAGTCGCCGCCGTCAGGTCAGCAACCACACTGTCATCAAGTCCATCCAACAGTGCAATTCGAGTGCCATCTACACAGTGATTCATCAACCCTAGTTGAGTCACACTGTCAGTGGCACCAAACGAAACCATTGAACCAGGACCAAGATCAGGAGTGAACTGATCCATACCTGTCACAATGTCTGCTGGCAAAGCTGTTGTCGGCAACCCGTTGACATATGCACGGAATCCACCTTCACGGAAGAATACCTGTACACCATCCCAAAATGGGTTACCGGCCACTCTCTGACCGAACAGTGACTCGAACTGATCAATGGAATAGATCAGGTCGAACCCTGGTGTAGCAACAGGACCAACAGCGAATAGGGTTGCAATGTCAACAAGCTCACCAGCGTTAGGTGGTGTTTCAACAATGTTGACCTGCCATCCCGGTAGTGACATTTATTTCCTCCTAGGAATTCAAGTCAACGTTTATGTCAACTTGTGAAACGTCCGGGTAAGTGAGTGGATATGCATGTGGATCATCAGGTACAGTCAACACACCATCAGGTCCACGGAATCCCTCAAACACATTGATTACATCTTCAACTTCAACAGTGAACACTAACCGTGCAGATGAAATCATCTGTTCCAGTATTGGCGGCCAGTCATCATACTTTTCATCATTCCACTCTACACCTGATGCCCAACCTCCTAGCTCCGGCATCTGTAACATGATCATACGGATAGCTGCACCGTAGTAACCTGACAAGTCTTTTGCATCTTGGTCTGTACCTGCTGACACAACTGAGCCAACTGCAATTACCCACCATGCTCTTGTTGTACCATCACCATCACGCCTTGGTGTCTTACCAGGACTCAGACCAGGTGACACAACTGCAACCATTGGCAGTGTGTCTTGTGGATTTCTGGCAAACTCTTGCTTGATTCTCCATGACTTTGGAAGTGGCAGTGACTTTACTGGTAACTGATGGAAGCGCTCAATAGCAGCGATGTAAGTTTCCATCCAAGTCTGTAGGTGAGTAGTTACATTGTGTTCAACAATCGACCTATCGACAATCGTTTGAACGTCACTATAAACATCAACGCTCATATCTCACCTGTCATGATGTAGCGTTGTACCATCTTTGTCAGTTCCACACGTTCAACTTCAGTCAACTGGACCAGTCTACGTTGTGGCATATTCTTAGTACCTGTCTGCTGAAAGATGGCATATGGAATATGAGTGCCGTAACGCAACCAGTCTTCAGAAGTCTCAGCAAGTGAATCAGCAGTTTCACCAGTAAGTGAATTGTACAGGTCTTCTGTTGCACGTTCTATCCACGGTAACTGTCCCTTACGTGCTTTTGCTTTGAGTGTACTTTCAGCAAGCTCCGGCCAACCACCTGAGCCATGTGCACCCTGAGTAAGAAACTGTACCTGTTCAATTAGCTTCAGTGTCTTCAGTATCTCTTTCCACAGTTTCTCAGTTGTCCGTGCGTTATTACTCATCCGTAGAAAGGTACGGTCAATCTGAGTTTCACCCAATACTTCAAGTGTGAATTCAAGTGGCATTACCAGCGTACCCTGTTCCAGAGAACGGCAGGTGGAGGAAATGCGTAAGCAATTGTGTCTTCAACTTCCTGTTCACCTGTTACACCACGTAGTGCTTCAATGTCAGTCATGTACCTTGCATACAACTTGTCATATGCAGAGTTGGTCTGTGCTGCTTGTTCAGGAAAGAAGTCAAGTTCCATGTTCGCAGCAGCAAGTAACATGATGACACGTTTCACAGCAGGTGCATCTTCCATACTCATTGACGATGCAAACTCATCCATGACTTCAGTGTAAGCATCGTCAATTGCAGCCAATGCTTGTGGGTAAGTGATTGATGTATCAGGTGTGAACTTACTGAGTAGGTTACCGTAAGTGTCACGTGTCCTTGCCATCAGATGAGCTTGTGCAACTTCAGTGGGCGATGGAGTAACAGCGAACGTCAAGTCATCCGGTAGTAGTGACTCCACCTTGAATGTCAACACACCACGGTCAGGGAACACCTCCGGCAAACCGCCAGATAGTGACTGTATGAATGCAGGAAATGTTCCCACCGTGGCTAGATCAGCAGCAGTGAATTGGTAAGTAACCAGTGACTTGTCAGTAGTGTCAACGTCCATGTTGAAGTTCATGTCACCAACAACCAACTCGGCAGTGTCAATGACAGGTATTGATCCGTCTGAGCGTATGCATTGGTACGCAAACACTGGTTGTGTCGCACCAAGCTTGATGGAGAAATCAGGCATTACTAACCCTGTTGAATAATGGCAGTCAGTCCTGAGATGACACTCTTACGTGAGTCACCACCTGTTGCAGTATCTTCTGCATCCAGCAACCTACGTGCTAGTTCAGGGTCACCTTCTGCTGCATCTACAACTTCACGTGCAGTTGGTTTGTCTTCCTTGATCCAAGCTGCCAACTCATCATCTGACATTTCACTGACAGATTCAACTTCTTCAGTGTCAGCACTGGTGACAGTACCAGTAACAGTACCAGTGACGGTACCAGTGACAACACCAGTGTCAGCCTTTTCAGAGTCAGTGTCATCTTCATCTTCACTGTCGTCTTCATCTTTAGTGTCGTCTTCAGGTGGTGCTTGTGGAACTTGCTTCTCCGACTGTGTCTGCTGCATTGCTGCAATCTCAGCAGCTTCAGCTTCAGCAGCTTCCTTAGCAGCAGCTTCATCCTCTTCAGTTACAAACGCATGGTGTTCTTCACCACGTTGAATATCCTCTTCACGTGGAATTTCAACTGTGTCACCTTGCTTGGCTGTTCTTTCGATCCAGTATGTCTTGTCAGGATGAAACCTGTCTTCAATCTCTTCCATGTACCAGAAACCTAGATGCCTGATAGTACGCTCCGCCATCTTAGGCAATCCCTGTCACTTGGAGAACAGAGAACGGATTGGTGACATACATGACAGGACGCACACTTGACTGCACCCATGTCTTCTCTTCTTCAGGTTCACGCCATGTCTCAGTACCTAGTGGCTTTTCAATCCTCATCTCACCAACCTGTCCTGATGCCACAACATACGCTGTGCCAGCAGGGATGCGGTTGGATGAGTACAGGTCGATGCCCATTGCACTGAGTAGTGATGACAGGTTCGCTGAACCGTACAGTGTGATCAGTGTCGCCATTTCCTGTGGGTTCAACAGCCACAGGTCGTAACTGACACCTAGTTCCTGCTGGTCAGCATACTGCTGTGCTTTTGCAAAGTCAGCAGCAGGGTAAGCTGACGCTTGTGATGCAGTGCCACCTGCTGTCTGAACTGCACTCCATGGGTGACCTGCAAATGTCTGAGTGTACTCTGTTACTGAAGCAGCAAGTACACCAACAGCAATCAGGTTGATCTTCCTGACCATTGTGTTTGCCAGTTGGCGAATCTGATTGGCGAACACTGCCTGTTGGTTACGGTCACGTGCCTCATCTGTGATGAACACTTTGCCACCGTACTTCTCAACTTCAGCGACACGTGGACGCAACTTGGCACTGGTGACCAATGGGAACTCGGCACCAGGTGCAATCTTCTCCACGTCACGTGCAGTGTACAACTGGTTCATGGTCGCCTGATCGTACACAACAGCACCACCAGTAACACCACCGCCAGAAGAGAAAATCCTGTCGGCAATGAACCTCTGCTGTGTCAGGTCCATGATCATCTGTGTGACACGTGTTGGCTGTTGAAGCAACAGGTCAACAGTGATCAGTGTGTCAGTAACAGTTGGCGGTCCAAGCGGGTGTGCCGCCGGTGCCATAGTGGGTACATAAGTGGGGTTAGCAGGGAAACCAACTGCCTGCACATTCGGTGCACGTCTGCCAGCAGTGACAGGTTCGGCACGTGCAAGCACTCGGTCACCAGCTTTGATGATTCCTGGTTGCACTAACTTTACCCTTTCAGTAGAGACTGACTTGTGCATCTTCACCTGCACCTGCACTGCTGATGACAAAGCCACACTTGAAACCAGAAGTCCACGGTGCAACTTGTCCATTCGGACCAACTTCTACTTCTGCACCGATACCAATGGCGGAAGATGCAGTAACAGGTACAACCATCTTACTGCCGCGGATCACATCGACAAATGAACTTGCTGCACCGTCATAAGCAGCAACACCAAAGATAGGTGCTGTCTGACCAGCAGCAGCAGTTTCAATGTGCACACATCCTGCATCTGCTGGAACTGATGTTGCAGTTGGATCGAAGTCAGGACCGGAACGGTCACCAGGTCCAACTGTCACAAACGTTTTACCAGTGACAGGGTTGGAACACCACCCGGTGATGTTGTCACCATCATCGTAGTAGGGAATGCACTCATTTGACGCCATGTACTATGACTCCTGAATGATAGTGGCTTGACGTGGTTGCTGTCTCCTTTGAAGTTCAGGGAACAGAGTTGTTGGATATGCGGTTGCTGCTGTGTCACCTTCCTCGTTTGGTGCAGTACCGAGTTGACCAACTGGAATCAACCCTGGTGACAGTAGCTCGATTGTTGCCTTGACACCTTCAGGGTCGGCATCCCATGCTGCACGCCAGTGTTCAACCCTTGCAGGTGCAAACTTTCCTTCCTGTACAGCGGCGGCCAAGTAACTGTCACGGTCACTTGTCTGTTGACGTTCATACGCCTGCCTGCCCATTGCAGCGTCACTCTGCATCTTGGCAAACGTGTCACGGTCAACTGTTACAGTGTCACCACGTGATGCCGTGGTGGACGGGTTAGCGGGTGTTGCCTCTGGTGCAGACGTGCCGCTAGGAGGCTCTGTAACGCCTTCTGCGGGCATCGCAGGGGGTTCGGCAGGGGTAGGGTCGGGTGACTCCTTTTCAAGCTCAGAATTGATTTCTGCTTCAGTTGCATCATCCGGCAGATTCAGTCGCTTCCTGAGTCTGTCAAGGTTGATGTTTGCTGTCACTTTCGATTGTGCCACGCTAGGCTTACTCCTTGTATCTGGTCGTGATGACTTACTGTCACTGTACACTGATGCGATCACTGCACCAGCGAAACTGGCGGCAGTTGCAGGTTGATCGACATATTGTATCTTGACAGGAATGGGGTCACTGAAAGTTACTTCATTGTCACCCATGTTGAATGGTATGCGATACAAACCTCCTTCATCGTCATCGACAATCAGTTCGTTTGGATCAAGCAACAGTGCACGAATCCACCACCAGTATTGTTCATTGTCCTGAGTGGCAACTGTGTCATAGAATGACCTGCGTACATCTTCTGCGTTTGTACTTGCCAGTGTTGCGGCCAGTGATGACAGTGAGGCAGGTGGATCTTCTTTGAGTGAATTCTTGTACATGTTCACTAAGGTAGTTGCAGCAGCTTTCAGTGCATCTGAACAACCACCTGTAACTTGATTCACTCTACCAGCAGCAGCGTGCACACCGTTACGATTCAACTTACCTGATGGTTCTCTGACAGGTAGAGAGTAACGCTGTTTGGCTGTGGCGTTCTTCATTGCATCATTGCACTTGCCACGGTCATACACTGTCGCTTTGGTGTACTGTGCATCTGTGTAATCTGAATCAGAGAAATTCGACCATGGTGTATCTGACACTGCTTCTGCCACCACCATGGCTAATCCCGCCATAGTAACTCCTTCCGGTCCTGTATCTGATAGTGAGATTTCCAGGTCATCCAGTGTGGATATGCCCGGCCACACCACGCCCAGCAGTGCCACATCTGTAACTACGAATTGCCACTTGTGACCAGTGACAGTTTCCACATTCCAATTACCTTCAATGGAGCGATTGGGATACGCAGTCGGCATGACAGCGGCCAACCAATCAGGTACACCAACGTAGTCACATACCACCGTGTTACCACTGTTCTCCAACCGCAAGTTACTGGCAACGCCAAATGCAGGTTCACCATCCAAGCCATTGAACCTTGTATCTGTATGACCGAGCTTCAGACGTGGTGCCACAAGTGCAGGATCATTCTGTGAATCAACGATGGCTTGCAGGTCTTCAGTAGTAAAGGTGATTGGACCTGTACTGGTTGGATACTCAATGCCAGTCTCTACAATTGGAATGGAGGTAAGTGTTTGTGCCATGGTTAGTATCAACCTCCTTCTGTGGTATCAACTTCACCATACACACCAACCAGTGTGCCCCTGCAACGTGGTCCACCTGCACAGTTCATGTAACCACCTGTTGGATAGTCAGCTTCCGCTGCATCCATGTCAGGATACTCAGTGCCATCAACGTCAGTGCACTCATCACATGTGTTACTGTCAAGCAACTCGGAGGCATACAGCTTGTTCGGGTCACCGTCACTGAACACTTCTTTACGGCCAGTGTTCAATGCCTGTTGCAGTGTGCCACCTAGCTGATCCTGTAAGTAGCTGGTGGATAAACTGTTGAGGTAATTACCAACTGTTTTAGCCACCATTTCAGGTGACTGCGCTGGTGACAAGGATAAGGCTTTACGTGCACCAGACTCACTGAGTGAACGTGCCAGCACTTGATCAACTGAACCTGCACGTTGTGCCATTGATGCATTTGCACTTGTCATGTCAGGCATGGGAATATGCTTGCCTTGCTTACTTGCTTCAGTGACAGCTTGCTTGGCACCGTTACTAGCCATGTCCACCATGTGCTGTTGAATGATAGTGGCATGTACAGGATCAGCTTGAATGCTGGCTAGTGTGTCAAGGTTACCCTTAGCTGCAACTATCTGTTCCTGTAACTGCTTGACCTGAATGCCTTGTCCCTGTTTCACTGCACTTACTAGGCTGGCTTGCGATGTATCAAACAGAGTGTCAAGTGCAGCGAAGTCAACCTGTGCCTGTACCTCATGAGGGTAAGGTTGACGGCGCAAGGTTCGTTTGGGCAGTGGCAGGAGAGAACTGACCGCTGACCGCGTGACCTTGCGCCGTGTGTCATCAGTAACAGCCTCACGTGGGGGCATGACTGTCACTGATGATTGTGTCACTGGTGGCTTACCGTTACCAAGCTCGGGTGTAACGGGTTGCTGTTGTGACACAGGTTGTGGTGTTTCCGGCGTTTCCGGCGAAGGTGGCACATCTGGTTCTTTGACAGTTGGCGGATTCGGTTCAATTGTTTCATCTGGCGGTATGTAACTTGGCAGTGCATACTTGCCACGTATGTAAGCTTCAAGCTCAGGATCAACGTGGATGACATTGTTTGCTACCAGTGACACCAGGTCGGCAATAGCAAGGTCAGGATCAGGGTTGCGCTCATGCTCGATACGCGGTGTCAGTTCCTCTTCACCGTAATTCCAGTCCACCCAATCTTCAATGAGAAACTCTGACACTGTTTCTTCAACCCACAGTGCAATTGTTTCCTGTGTCATGGTGAAGAAGTCAATGAATGATTCACCGAGTGCACGTGCACCTGACTGTGTTTGACCAAGCTGCATGAACATCATCAGGAATGAACGCGCCATTGCCTCATCATGCATTTGGATTGACTTCACAGTGTCAGGCATACCGCCAGTTGTACCTACCAGTGTCAGCTTTGCACCAAATGGTGTAGCTGCACCTGACATGTCACCAGCACGGAATGACTGCGCCAGTTGGTTCAGGTACTCTATCTGTTGCTTGGTTGCACCTTGTGGCGCTTCGATCCATGGCACACCTAGACCGTTACGGTCATGCTTCATTGCATCCACTCGTAACAACCTGTCCTTGATCAACCAGTTCTTGTACACACTGCGAAACATACTGCGACCGAACCAGTTGCCACCTTCAAGGTCCCACACCATTGGTGTCAATCGTGCAGCAGGAATTTCAGGTGAAGAGATACCAACTGCCTGCTTGATACTGACAAGTGCACCTTGTTCATCAACCTTCACCTGAGAGATGGTTGCTGGTGGACGCGGTGCAATGTCAACTAAGTGCCACATGCCATCGCGTATGACACCGATGTTCTCGAAGTAATAGAAACCGTACACAGTGGCTAAAAGAGCTTGACGGAGAAAGTTACCCCAATGGAACTTGTCACGTGTCCGTGGCTTGTTCGATGCGGTTTCACCTTGAATCGGCAGGTTCACATCATCGGCAAATGCTTGCACCACTTCATCACGTGCACCGTTGGGTGACACAAACCAATTGTATCTGCGGATCGGCATGGTGTAACCGAGATACAAACCCTGACACTGACTGTCAGTACGCATGGTGTGATATGTCTGCACTGATCTAGGCCATGTCAGTTCAGGTACATGTTCAGTCTGGTCAATCCAGCCTATCTCCGCCCATGGCAATACGCCACCGATGTTCACCTGTCCCATTTCACCAACAGGTGGTGGACCTGCACCATTGGATGATGGTGGTGTAACCATCGTGCGTGCTTTGACTCTACGGGTTGAATTGGTAACTGACATGGTGAATGAAGTTACTACTTGGTTGGGACACCAGGAACAGCTTGACCAGGGATAACAGGTGCAGCTTGTCCTGGTGTTTGTGCAACTGATGCTGGTGGATATGGTGCAAATCCAGGGTTACTGGTTGGCTGATCATACACTCTTGGTGAGGTGAAAGGTGCAGGCATGAATACCTCTGCACCTGCACCACCGATTTTACCTGCCATGATGTGTCACTTACCTTTCGTTAGTGTGTCACTTTGGCAGATTGGTGAATCCGGCTTTCTGCTTGCCAGCTTCACCACCTGACCATGATGTTTCATTTGCTTTCTGCCACAGGTGCACCGGGTTGCCATCTTCCTGCCGCGCGAACAACTCCATTGTGCCACTGGCAGTGACAGTTGCCGACAGTCCGGCCAGCTTCTCACCTGACTTGGTGAGTACACCACCATCATTCCAGTCTGTTTCATTCTTGCGCTGGTACCTGTACCAAACAGACTTACCATCAGTGGCTACCCAAAACACATGGAGAGTACCGTTAGCTGCCACTGTTGATGTGATCATGTCACCCTCTTCTGTTGGTTGTGTAACCGCACCACCTTTGGCTAGGTCCAATACATAGTCATAGGGGAATCCACTGCCACAGTCAACGTGTCCACCGCCACGTGCACCTAGGTCAATATGTTGACACACGCCACGACCTGAACCTTGAGCTTGTGACGCTGTGAGTTTCACTATGGGAATGTTGAAGTGTGCAGCTTCTTCAGCAATCCACTTGGCACAGTTCTCCAACATGTTGTGGTGATTGTTCTTCCACTCTGAAGTTGACCATGACGCAAAACCGCACAACTCGTTACTTGTGGCTATCGGATTGAATTCACTCTGCGTCCAACTTTTGTTGCCACGTGACACATACTCACCAATGGTATTGGGAGTGTCATCTGTGCCAACCTGTGATGACACACCTGCACTTGAGCTACTGAAAAATTCACCGAGTGACTGGTAAGTACGTGCACCTTCCGCTGTGTGCAGCACGATCAACCTGACACTGGCACCACCACGTGATGAGTAGTTAGGTGACGGTATCCATATACGCTTGAGTGCCATGTCAGTTACCACCACGACGCCTGTGTTCAATCTCTATACGGCGTGGATCATCCCTGTCCAGAAACTCATAGTCACTCTCATCGTCAAGTGGCATCATGTGTGGATCAAACGGTTCACGTGATGGCTCAGGTGTTGGTGTCACTTCTTCATGTGGTTCAGTTTCCATATTCACTCCTTTCCGTTACCAGTAATGTCAAGTATCGCATTCAGTAACACTGCCAGTGCACCAAGGAAAGCGATACTGCCTAGTAACTCAGTAGATAAGTCACGGTCAATGATCAATACAACAATGGCAGCAACTAACATTGCCACTGAAATAAGTATGAGGTAGACACGTGGTTTCACAGTGGCCGTGACAGTAAGTCATCAGTGATACCAACTGTACGTTTCTTGTTACGTGGATCAGGTTTAGGTGCACTCCAGAAGTTCGCCATGTAACAACTCATCATCAGTGCATCGGCTTTGTCAGGTGAACGTCCGAGTCTCTTCTTTGTTTCATCCTTTGATTCTATGTAGATTCGACCTGCACTGTCAATGGAATACTTGACTTCCAGTAACTCCGATGCCAGTGTGTCATCATCAGGATCAATGTCAATTGCACCAGCTTCAAACAGTTCCATCACTGCCCACCACATCTCTGCACGCAGGTTCTTGAAACGGTTAGGGTTACTGGCTTTTTCTGATGAGTCAAATGGTATCGCTGGTCTGCCCAATTCACTGACACGATCATACACACCAGCACCAACGCCAATAACATCAATAACGGCAGGACAAGTTTCATCCGTGTCAAGTATGTATCTATTGATTCTTCCCGCTGTTTCCATGGTGTCACTTCTCGGTATCACTGTAACTGTACGTATGACACCATCACGGTTGCGCACAATGACAGTCTGATCGTCACCGTAACGTGCAATGTCACAACCAAACCTGCC